AGCATCAAATTATAAAGAAAGGGAAATATTACGTAATCAGAAAAGGACACAAGATGCAAAGGGTAAGAAGGCAGAATGTAAGTATTGTCAAAAGAGTATTGCGATAAATACACTAACTAGACATTATAAAAACTTTTGTCATAAAAGTCCACATTTTGATGATAAGAAATTCCTTGAAAATAAAGAACTAGCAGATAAAAAGAAGTCTGATACTATGAAGAATAAACATAGACCTGTATTATCAAATGATGATATTGAAATTATTAAGCATTGTTATTATGAATTGAAGAAACCAATATGTGTTATAGCAAAATCTTATAAAACAAATAATTGTCATATTAATGAAATTTTACAAAAATAAAAAAAAGTAGAATTTTAATTAAATTAATTTTTTAATTTTAAATATTTTTTTTTAATTATTTTATTTTATGCAAAGTAATTCCAACTTTATCCTTAATGGTATCTTTATCAGTTACTTTAGTAATACCATCACCTTTATATTTCCTTTCTACTGGAAAATATTCACAATCAATATTATTTTTCTTTATTAAATGATTATACTCGTCTAAAGTAATTTTACCACCTCCTAAAATAAAAACCTTTGTGATACCATTTTTTATACTCTTATGTAATTTTAACCATTGTTTGCTATTTGAACAGGGTTTGCCATTAATAACACCACCCCATTTACATTCATCTGTATAATCATTGTGCCAATATACACAATCAACAAATTTAGGCATCCCCCATTCTTTTGCTGCTTTAATTTGTATCATATATATTTTAATATCTTTTCTGACTTCTGAAATTAATTGAAAAATATACCCAATATCTGGATTTTTTTTATCTGGGTTATCTCCAAAATATAATATATTAGAATTTAATGGTATTCCTTTTAATATTTTATTTAAAACACCTTTGATTTTACGAAGATCTCTAAATTGGTTTTTTGTCCCATTTCCTATAATTATGTATACCAATTCATTTGATAACATATTTTTCATAGTAGAAAAGTTAATTTCCATCTTTGAATATATTTACACTAATTATTATTAATATATCAATATTTAATTTTTAAATTATAAAATTTTAATTAACAATCTTACTAAAACCGTCCTTATCTTTCACTAACTGTATATGTTCATCACAATATTGTCTTATATTCTGTAAATGGCTAATACTAATAACAAAATCGAATTTATCTTTCAAAAATGTCATTACTGGGCTAACCTTTGTAATATTCTTGAAATCAAACGCATTCCAACCTTCATCAATAGCAATGAAATTAGCCTTTGGTAGTTGTGATATATCTAGTAATGCTAGTCTAATTGCCAAACTGCTAATAAATCTCTCAAATCCACACGAATTATTAAGTAATATAGGAATTCCACCACTATCAGGCCAATCTAAATAAATGTCAATTTTAGCATTGCTAACTTCAAATTTAATTACAAAATTGGCAATGATTGATAGGAAATTATTAACTTTTTGCTCTAATACTTTGTGAATTTTATTAATCATCATATATGGAATTTGCTTTAGTGCGTTAATGTAATAACCATACATTTCCTTGTTTTCCTCACATTTCTTCAATTCTGTTATATCTTCTAGCATCATCTTCTTTTCAGCGACTAATGTAGTATATGTCATTTTCTTGTAATTTAATTTGTTAGAAATATTTTCGATTTCTTCTTCAACTTCTTCTAGGTCTGCTTCTAATTCTTCTAATTGGCATTGTATTTTATCGTTTGATTTTTTTTGTTCTATTAAATCGGCAATTTTTATTGTATCTTGTTGTTTCAATTTATATACAGCAATTTTCTTCTCTAATTCACGAAAATTATCTAATTTTTCTTTATTAATTACAGTTTGTTTCCATTCTATATCTTCCTCTTTCTGTAAATTTATTTTTGTTTCTTTCAACTTTAATAGTTTCTTCTCGTGTTTTTGATTACCTTCTATTATTAATTCTTTTTTCTCTAGTAGTTCTATTGTGGTTTTCAGTTCTGATATTTTCTCTTCTAAATCATGCATTCTAGACTGATATTTCTCAATTTTACTAGATTTTCCCTCATACTTAATTTTACTATTATTTAACTTATCTAATTTTGTTTTTAAAACACGGTTTTCTTTTATTACAGAATTTATACTATCTTCATATTCTACAAAACAATTGAACACAGATATTTCTTTAATTGTATGCTCTAGTGATTTATAACATTTAGCATCAACAATATTATTATAGTTATTTTCCACTATTTCCTCAGCAATATTCTCCTGCAACTCAGATAATTTTTCTTCTAAATCAGTAATAGGTGTTTCTTCTAATATATGTGAAAAACTGCTTGGTATAGTTTCTTGACTAACAGTTGTGATTTTCTGTTGTATATCCAATATTTCCCGATTAATATTATCTAATTTCACTGAATTAGATTTAGCAGTTGTTAATTTAGTATTAGTTGTTTCTAACTCTTTTATTTTTTCAACCAATTCTGTTTTAATATCCTCTAGTTCAACATTAGGAGTATTTGGAATTCTTTCCATTTTCTCATATATTTCCTCTATATTAACGTCAATAGTATCTAATTTTGCCTGTTTCATAGTTTTCCAATGTTTATGTTTTTCAAATTCTGTTTGATAATCAAAATTTTGTATGTTATTACATTCCTCATTTGCTGTATTGAATTCTTTTTCTAATTCACATTCCAACTCTTTAAAATTTTCAATATCATACTCTGAAATAGAATATTCCTCTAATTTACTATCAACATCAGGCAAAATTTTCTGCCGTAGTGATGCGATATCATTTGTTAATTCTAGTTTTCTAGAGTTAAAATCATTATATTCTTTGTCTATCTCTATCATATCAGATTTGATTTTAGTAGCTTCAGACTTATATTTAGCAACTTTTTCGATAGGTTGTTTCAAATTTAAATGAGTAATAATTGCTTTCATATCATTAAAGCCAGATGTAGCAATTTTGATTAAATCATCAACGAAATTTATCCTTAAAATACGCTCTAGTTCCCTTTTTCGTGTTGTATTTTCAGCATCTATAAAATTACAATTATTATGTTGTAATGAAAAATTCGTTTGTATCATATCATCATAACTCCCTACATATTGTAATATTGCCTCCTTAGTTTTAGGAATATTATCTTCTTCTAAATCCTCCTTTATATTTTTGGTTGGGTGGAAACGCCAAAACTTACATTTAGTAGTTGTTCCTCCTTTTGTTGTCCTTTTTCCAGTTTTTTCTACAGTATAATGCCATTCACCGATTTGTAATGTTATTCTACTCATAAATGAATTCTTTCGATGATTGATAATATCACGTATTGTACCTTTGCGTGGAAACTTATCAAATAATGTATATAAAATTATATCAAGTAGAGCTGATTTACCCATTTCATTCTCACCAATTAAACCTACTATGCCTTTTTTCGTATGAAATTCGACTACATTACCTGAACCATATGAATATAAATTGTCATATTCTAGTTTAATTAATTTCCATTGACCGCTATTCTTATATTCAATTTGCTTATCTATTTTCTTATTACCTTCTTCATTTAATCTCTTAATTTTCTTTATCATAATATCACGAATATCATTTTTCTTATCAGTTTCTAATATTTCCTGTATCAATTGATTTTGATAATCGACTTTAGTGATATCAAACATAATATTCTTACTCAATTTATCAGTATCTTTCGTATATGTAGTATTATCTTGATATGATACCTCTACAATGTGGTGTTTCTCTTTCAATTTAGATAGGATATTCAAAATTACACTATTTGCGGTATTATTATGTGATAATCGTAAATATATTTCCTTATTCAAAATACAATCATCGTGATTATCTATTTTACCACATTCTTCATCGTCTTGTAATTTGAAACAATCACAATTCACTATATTATTATCAATAATTTCCAATGTTTTAAATGACGTATCGTTTTCTAGGTGATGTAAATATGCGTTTTTATTTTCTAAATCCCATACTAATACACCGTGATTTTTAATATCTTCTCCGTGAGATTGTTGTATTAATGAACCAGCATACCCAACAGTCTTCTCCTTATTAAGAAATTGATGTTTATGTATATCTCCAAATAATCCATAGTCATATCCATCAAATGCTGATACAGTAATAGTTTTATTATTTTTCTTATTAGTTTCACCTTCAATCTTAGTTCCATTATATAATAGAACTCCATCTACCCGTCCGTGATATAAGCATATTTTCTTACAGTTTTCAGTTGGATAATTGTCTAGATGGCTTTCTATTTCAGTTGGATTGATAATATGATAGTCAAATACACTAGCAACAGAAAAAATTAGATTATTCAATTGATATATACCAGTCTTTTTAAGGAAACTAAATGGTAGGGACTTACTTAGTCCATTTTTACTAGGTGTAATAGCATCTTTGCGGTTATGATTTTGCATATTAATATCATGATTACCGCAAATTACTATAGTTGGCATAATCTTTGATAAAGAACGGAAGAATTCACGTGTAATTTCAACGGATTCAGGTGTTAATTCGCATTTTGAATGTAGAATATCTCCGGTGATTACTATAACAGCACTAGATGATTTATTATCACCTAGATTGTGTATTTTACATTCATTTTCGAGATAGTCATATAATTTTACGAATATATTTTCATATTCTTTATGACGGGATTGTAGTCGGATATGGATATCACTAATATGATATATCCTTGTTATATCCTTTGTTGTATTAAATTTTATAATCTCTGTTTCATACATCTTGAAATGGAGGTTTTAGTTTTGAATTTTATATATTTTCTCTAGGTTTGATATTATTATCATAGTAAATATATCTTAAATGGAAAATGGAAAATCTTAAATTGTATTAAATTACATATTTACTTCGTTTAGTATATTTTCGGTTGTTTTTCCTTGTTTTACGAATAGCTTTAGGTTTATTTTGCTTTGTTAATCTTTTATTTTGTAAGGTTTTTTTATATTTTGAAGTTCCACCTGATTGAATTGGTGTTAATATTTGTGGTGTTTCTGATGTAGTCCAGAATATATCTTGTATAGTGTTAAAAATACCCATATTGTATAAATTTTAAATTTAGATGTTATATAAATTTAGTTGGTAAAAAAAAATGAGGTAATATATATTAAATTATTCTTTACTTCGAATTTGTCGCTGATATTCGATTAATTTATGATAATCACTAAGTTCATTTTCTCTAAATGTATGTATTTGTGTTTGTCTTTGTTTTTGTTTTTGTCTTTGTAAATTATTAGAAATCATTTCCAGTTTTTCTACTCTTTTAGACAAGTTAGTCAAGGCAATAAACAATTCACCAATTCCAGGTCCATATTGTTGTGAAAGGCATTTCCCTATTTGGTAAAAATGATGTTGGCTCATTTTTAGTTATATATTAAATATATTAAATATATTGTTACACCTTTGGACATTTAAAACGCCGATTTTCTAAACCTTGTAATTCTTTAATTTTTGCTTTCTTGTTTTATTTTTCACATATACTGCATCTCTGTTATATGCTCCCTTAAAAATATTTTCATACTTTTCTTTGGGTATTTCTCGTATTACACTTGTTATATTTGCTTTTAACTTTTCGTGCGTTAATCCTTCTCCTTCCTCACTTTCTTTATACAATCGTGATTTCAACATACTAAAATAATTTTCAATGCTGTTCGTGAAATGTTGGTAAGGGACAGCGTATAATATTTTATTGCGTTTATTTACCAACTCTTTTATCCTTTCGTTTCTATGACTACTCGCATTATCCAAAATAATAAGTTTATTTTTGTATTTATTTGTTATATGCGTTTCTAAAAACTCATATAATCTATCTGTATTTATTCCACTTTTTTCATACAATTCCCAACCTAAAACACCTTTGGTAGAAATAGCAAATATTCCAGTATATTTCTTAAATACTTCTTGTGATTGTGTTTTTATTACACAACGCTTTCCAATTTCATTATAACAATGGTTTCGTTTTTGTAATGACTTCACACTTGTTTCATCTATACAAATAATATCCTCTAATTTGTATTTCTTTACTTCTTCATAAAACTCCTTTATTTTTTGGTTAATATCAATCTCTTTTCCAAATCTTTTTATTGGTTCATGTCGCACACGAGTAATTTTGAGTGTAATATTATTATCTTTGATAACTCTACCCAAATTCCTTCGTGAAATATCAAACGATGGGTATTTTTCTTTTACTTTTACAAGTAAATCTTCCATAGTGATTGTTTTATTTTTCTTAATTTCTTCCAGTATATATTTCACTTCATTTTTACCAATCTTATATGCTACTGGCGTTCTATTGTATCGTTTAATTTCTCCGTTTTGTTTGTATTTGTCTACCCAACGCATTAAACTTCGTGTGGAACATTTGAATATTTTACAAACTTTTTCTTGTGATGTGTCTTCTGTTAAATAATAATCAACCGCAGATAATTTATAATCTTCGCTTTTATGATTAGGCATTACTTATATAATAATATAAATAAATTAAGCTGTGCATAATACAAAATAATCTGGTGTTAAATGTGGGATTGATACAAGTATTTCACTATTTATTTGAATCTCTTCATTATCAAATGGTTCTTTAGGATGTGCAGCAATTGGAAATAATACTGCTTCACTTGTAAATAAATTATACCATATTTTTTTATCAGGTTTTACATTTTCTATAATTTCCCTATTATTATTAATAATTTCTAAATATTTAGATAATGTTTTTTTAGAATTATTTATCATAGTATTTTCTTTACCATACCATACTGAGTGTTTATATACATCTCTAATTTCGCTTGAAAATACAAATGTTCTATCTGGGTCAACTCTAATAAAAACTCTTGATTCTCTTCCTATTTGCCCTTCTCCATAAGAACTATTTATTTCTGTTTCTACGGATGTATAATCAATATCTCTTGAATAATAAGGTGCTCTAAAAAACATATATGGATGTATTTTACTTCTTCCAAAATATATACCTTCTATTTGAAGTTGTTTTCCTGTTTTTAATCCCAATTCACATAAACTACCCATTCCTTCTGGTTGCGTAAAATGCGTCCATATTATTATTCCTTTTTTAACCTCTGGTTTTAATATACACACTAAATCATCTTGATACATAATATCACTTTGTTCTATTGGTTCTCCTGCTCCACCAATCATTTTTTTATTTTTTCTTGTTTTATTTTTTTTATTATATTCTTCTTGCGATATTCTTTTTTTTTCACCATTTTTTTTTAATTTGTAAAAATAACCCTTTTTAGTTTTTAAGTATTCAACCATTTTATTATATATATATATATATATTATAAAAAAATATTAAAAAAATAGGCGTTTTAAATGTCCAAAGGTGTAAAATGTTCTTTGTAATATAACTTTATGCTGTATAAAATAGATGAAGAATTAAACTTAATAATCTAAAAATATAGTAAATAGTAAAAATATATTTTAGAATCCTAAAATCAAATATGATAACAATAGTATTAGTAGTATTAATAATAACTTTTATTATATTAGCAATTTTATTATTACAGTCGAAATGTACCAAATGTGGTCGAACTGAAGGGTTCAATGATGTTAGACTAGGGTTAAACAGAATAGATAAAATTTATTATATTAATTTAGAAAATAGACCTGATAGGAAAAAATTAATAGAAGAACAATTATCAGAACAAAATGTTGATAAAGATAGAATACATGGAATAGATGCTTATTATACACCTAATAATGGGCATTATGGTTGTGCTAAAAGCCACGTAGATGCTCTAAAAGATGCCATATTACATAACTACAAAAATATATTAATACTAGAAGACGATTTCCATTTCAATCTTAAAAAATCTGAAATATCTAATGTGATTGACAGAATATTTAATGAAGTTGATGAAAAATGGGATATTATATTACTAGCACGTATAAATGGCAAATTGGAAGATACCAAATATGATTTTTTAGATAAAGTTAATGGCGAAGCTTCTACAGCAAGTGGATATATTGTTAATAATCATTATTATCAAATATTATTAGATAAATTCCAATATTGTGTAGATAATATGATTGTAGACCATACTAGTCAAAAAGGTTTTGAAACATATGCGATAGACCAACAATGGAAAGAATTACAAAATAAAGACAAATGGTATTCTACTAAACCTTTGTTAGGTTCCCAGGGTCGTGCGGCTAGTTCTATTCAAGCAACAACAAAATATGAATTCTTTATAAACTTCTAAAAAAAAAATTTAATAAGGACATATAGCCTTCATTCATATAATAATATTCATATAATAATTTTATAAATTAAATTGAATTATCCAAAAGGTTATCGATTTCATTAATAATTTTTTTTTTAAATTTATCATCAATTAACCATTCAATTGATAATATTTTAAAGTGATATTCAATTGGTTTATCAAATTGATATGTTGTATCATTAAATATATTATATGACATTTCAATTCCATTGAAATAACTATCAGTTATATTTGTATATTTTTTAAACAAATACTTCATATTTTTTTTATATTTTTCGTTAATTTCTTTTAAATATTCATTTGTTTGTTTGATGGCAAGTATTCTTTCAGGTTTATCTATATACATATGTTTAGTGTATCTTTTATTATTAGTATGGTTTTCTATATCTTCTATTTTTAACCAACAATTATTACTGATATTAAAAACATATATATTTTCGGTTTCATCATCTGTTATTATTTTTTGATGATTCATAAGTGGTTCATCTTCAAATTTAAAAAGATAATCTTTTGATTTACCATAAGTTACCATATCCATTTTATAATAATAAATTTTATCTGGATACAAATTATCATTATCATCAATATCATCAATAGCATTAAAATCATCAACATAATATAAATCAACAATTGGACTATTTTCAGGTTTATTAGTTTGATATAATGGGTCTGCATCTCCTAATTTCCATTTTTTTATATTTTTTTCGTGACATTTGAAAACTTTATTATAATAGTTTTTTTTTAAATTTTTATATTTTACTGCGATTAGTCGAAATATATATATAAAAATAGCGTAGTCATAAATGCTTTTAGAATTCCTGATGTCGAATGTTTTTTCAATATATTTTAGAGTTTTAATAATATTAATTTTTGTTCTTTGATAAATATTTGTATATATCTCTTTCATACGAGAATAATAATATTTTGAAAATAATGATTGTTCGATAACATTATTAATCGATGGTATTTTTATTTTATATAAACAAATAATATCATTTGGATTTAGATAAGAGATTATACGAATTATAATTTCCGCTGGTAAATTACTAAATAGATAACTTTTTTTTTCATTACATATATTTAATTTATCCATTTGAATTATTAAATCTTCTACCCAATCTTTTATTCCATCAGATTTAATATAATTATTAATATGTTCTTCTTTTAGAATGGGTTGGTGATATGGAATACATTGATAAATACATTTTTCACAGTATTCCTGGTCTTTTATTTTAAAATTACGACATCTACAACCACACTTTAGTATATTTATACATCCAATTTTATTTGCGATTATTTGATGTTTTTTACAAAATAATGTTTTATTACCTTTACTATTTTTATTATTATTTTTTTTATTAGCAGAAAAGCATAAATATTTTTTTAAATTTTTACATTTACTTTCTATAATTTGCTCTTTACCACAATCTATTTTTTTAAATTTTTTATTTGTATTTGCCATTCTTAAATTAGAAGATCTGTTTGATTGCATATATTTTATGCTAATATTTTCAAGAATACTATGGTAAATGTAAGATGGTTCTTTAATAAATAATATATTCAACACTTCAACTGTATTAGATTCATCAATCCAAGAACAGGAAGATTTATACATAAATAAATTCTGATAATTAAGTATCATAAAATTGTTTGAATTATTTGGTAAAAATTGACGGTATTTCTTTTCATATTCTTGCTTTTTTAATTTACACACCCAATAATTTTTATTAGAATCGGGATTAGGATTAGTATAAATTTGGTTATTTAGATTTTTTTTCCATAAACCCTGTTCATATTTAATACATTCATCACATATTGTATAATTGGCGTTTTCCATATTTATTTGATTTGTTGAATTAATATTACTACAAATAAATCAAATAACATTTTGATTTTAATATTAATTAATATATGTTAAAAATATTCAATTTTAAGTAAAAACTTTTTAATTAATTTATTTATAATTTATGATTTTACGATTATTTTAGAATTAAATTAAATATATAAAATATATAACCTATTTCCAGAATAACAAATAACAAATAATATATATAAGTTGATATGTTTGGACGTTTTATTACCCGTCATATAGAAAATGTTAAGCATATACAACAATATATGCTTAATAGGATACAAAATGGTATAAACAAAGATGAATTTATATCTAAAGTAATTCCAGCAAATCTACATAATTATATTCCAACAAAATATCACCCACAAATAGTCCCAACTGAAGAAAAAGCTTTGAAAAATCTTCGTATTACATTTGGCAAAAACAAATGGTCTGTTAAAAACTATTATGGTGGTGGTTATTATCCAACATCTCTACCTCTAGTCATTCAGAAAAATATACTACAAAATCACAATTGGATAACAGCATATACACCCTATCAAAGCGAAATTAGCCAAGGTCGTCTGGAAATTCTCCACAAATACCAACAAATGATTACTGGGATTACTGGAATGGAATTGGCAAACGCAGGATTACTTGATGAAGCCAATGCTAGTTGTGAAGCCGTTTCTATGTTATATAATACATTTCCTGGTAATAAAAAGAAAGGTTCTAACAAAAGCATTCTAGTATCTGAAAACTTATTTCCAGCAACACTCAGGTCTATTACAACTAGATGTCATTATCTAGATATACCTATTACATTAATAGATGAAACCAAATTTAGTATAGACAATCAACAAATAGATTGGACACAACATTTCGGTGCTATCTTTCAATATCCAAATAAAGATGGTGTATTATTAGCAGATATATCAGATATTATAAGTCAAGCAAATGAAAATAAGATTCCAATAGCAATAGGAACTGATTTAATGTCGTGTATGACATATAAAATACCAGGTGATGTTGATATTGTATATGGTAATAGTCAGCGATTTGGATTACCGTTAGGATATGGTGGTCCTCATACTGGTTTCTTTGCTACTAAATACAAATATCTGCGCAATTTACCTGGTAAATTGGTTGGGTGTTATACTGATGGTAATACTAATGTGTATAGAATGGCATTACAGACTAGAGAGCAACATATTAAGAAAGATAAGGCGACAAGTAATATTTGTACATCGCAGGTATTATTAAGTAATTTAAATGCTTTTTATGGGATATATCATGGTAGAGAGGGTTTAATAAATATATCGAATAGAATTCATAAAAATGCGAAATATTTAATAGACTTATTGGTAAGAAATGATATTATAGTAGAATATGGAATTGATGGCAAAGATGCTATATTTGATACAATTTGTATAAAGGATAGTAATTGTAATATATATGATAATTTAATTAAAAATAATTATCTAGTGAGAAAAGATGAAAAGAAAAAAAGAGTTTTTATCTCAATATCTGAAATGTCTAGTATGTCTGACATTGAAGATATATCGAGTATAATTGTTGATAGTATTAAAACACAAAATAATGTTAAAAACAATGTTAAAAATAATGTTAAAAATAATGTTAAAAATAATATTATAAAATCAGATTTTGCGATTAAACCACTTTATAATTACAATCTATATTTAGATGATAATAATACTATTCTAGTAAATGACAACATATTCAATTTACATATGACAGAAACAGATATGGTAAGGTATATAAAACGTCTTGAGAATAAAGATTTCTCTTTAACAGATGGTATGATACCACTAGGTTCTTGTACTATGAAACTAAATGCGACTTATCAACTAGATCCATTAACGTGGAATTCGGTTCGTAATATCCACCCATATTGTCCAATTGAATATGCGGAAGGTTATGAAATAATGATATCTAGTTTATCAAAACGTCTATTATCAATTACTGGAATGGATGCAATATCATATCAATCTTGTTCTGGTGCTATGGGTGAATATGCTGGTCTAATTTCTATATCCAATTATTTATCAAAGAGGGATAATACAACGTATCATAGAAATAATCCGCTAGTATGTTTAATACCTGAATCGGCACACGGTACTAATTTTGCATCTGCTAAACTAGCAGGTTATCAAATAGAGAAGATACCTACAAATAAAGATGGGTCGATGTCAATAGATAGTCTAAAAACAGCACTAGATAAGCATAATGGTAGAGTAGGTTGTCTAATGGTTACGTATCCATCAACATTTGGATTTTTCGATGATAATATAGTAGAAATTTGTGATGAAGTCCATAAGGCTAGGGGTCAAGTGTATTTGGATGGTGCGAATATGAATGCGATGTGTGGGTTATTAAAAGTGGGTGATTTAGGGGCGGATGTATGTCATTTAAATTTACATAAGACGTTTTGTATTCCACACGGTGGTGGTGGTCCTGGAATGGGTCCAATTGTAGCGAAGAAGCATTTAGAGGAGTTCTTACCATCTGAGTATAATAATACGATTTCTAGTGCTAAATATTCAAGTGCGTCTATTTTATCAATATCGTATTTGTATTTGAATACATTAACAGATAAAGATTTAGCACATATTACGTTTAAAGCAATACTAAATGCGAATTATTTAAAGTCGAGACTAGAGGATTATTATGATATTAAGTTTGCTAATAAAGATGGTCTAGTAGCACACGAGTTCATTATAGATGTTGGTAAATTTAAGAAATATGGTATAACAGAGAAGGATATTGCGAAGAGGATTATAGATTATAGTTTCCACCCACCAACGATGAGTTGGCCTGTTCCTAATAGTTTAATGATAGAGCCGACTGAAAGCGAATCATTGGCAGAATTAGATAAATTTGCTGATGCGATGATTGAAATAAGGCAGGAAATACAGGAGGTTCAGGATGGTAAGTATAGTGAGACAGATAATGTGTTGGTTAATAGTCCGCATTCTTTAAGAGATTTAACGGAGTGGGATAATAATAGTAGACCATATAATCAGGTGAAAGGTTTTTATCCGTTGGATTATTTAAGGGAATATAAGAAAATACCGATTAATAGAGTTGATGATTTCAAAGGTGATAATGAAATGTTGAAAAAAAAATAATTAATACATTTATTACTTAACATTTATTACTTATAAAATTGATTTATGTTTATATTTTATTATTTTTATATTAAACAATCATATTTAATATTATTTTATATTTCATATTATTTTATATTTCATATTATTTCAAAATGTCTAAAACAACTAAAAAACGGCGCGAAGCGTTAAACAAATACATCGTAAAAAAATGGGAAGAACATTTTTGGAATTTCTTGATGAAATACGAGGATAAATTAAATTGGAGTTGTTTATCACAAAATCTAAATATTACTATGGAAATTATTGAAAACAACCCAGATAAAAATTGGGATTGGAGTTATGTATCACGGAATCCAAATATCACTATGGAAATTATTGAAAAATATCCAAATAAACCTTGGGATTGGTATTTTATATCACTAAATCCAAATATCACTATGGAAATGATTGAAAACAATCTAGATAAATCTTGGGTTTGGTATTTTATATCACGGAAGCCAAATATCACTATGGAAATTATTGAAAATCGTTCCGATAAACCTTGGGATTGGGATTCTATATCACGAAATCCAAATATTACTATGGAATTTATTGAAAACAATCCAGATAAACCTTGGAATTGGTATAGTATATCACAAAATCCAAATATCACTATGGAAATGATTGATAAATACCCAGATAAAAATTGGGATTGGAGTTATATATCACGAAATCCAAATATAACTATGGAAATGATTGAAAACAACCCAGATAAACCTTGGAGTTGGGGATATATATCACAAAATCCAAATATTACTATGGAAATAATTGAAAAATATCCAGATAAACCTTGGTATTGGGGATATATATCACAAAATCCAAATATTACTATGGAAATTATTGAAAAATACCCAGATAAACCTTGGGATTGGGAATATATATCAGAAAATACAAATATTACTATGGAATTTATTGAAAAATACCCAGATAAACCTTGGGATTGGGATTCTATATCACGAAATCCAAATATGACTATGGAAATGATTGAAAAATATCCAGATGAAGATTGGAGTTGGAGTTATATATCTGAAAATCCAAATATTACTACGGAAATGATTGAAAATTCTCCTGATAAACCTTGGGATTGGTGTAATATATCACAAAATACATTTAAAAAAGAAAAAGAATTGTTTTATGAAAAGTGGTATAAAATATATATGGCAAGTTTTAGATTGCAACAATACTTTAATAGAATGTATGACAATCCAAATTACTTGTTTTGTAGAACAAGATTGGAAAAGTTGTTTTCATAGTTAATTTATTACTTAATATTTATTACTTAACATTTATTACTTTTAACATTTATTACTTATAAAATTAATTTAAGTTTATATTTTATTATTTTTTATATTAAACAATCAAATTTAATGATTTAATATTATTTTATATTTTATATTTTATATTTCAAAATGTCTAAAACAATAAAAGGACGATTAAAGAATTTAGATAAATATATTCAATCAAAATGGGAAGAACATTATTGGAATTTCTTAATGAAATATGAAGATAGATTGGATTGGAATGGTATATCACAAAATCCAAATCTAACTATGGAAATGATTGAGAAATATCCAGATAAAGATTGGGATTGGTATTGTTTATCACAACATCCAAATATTACTATGGAAATAATTGAAAATTCCCCCGATAAGCATTGGAATTGGGATTGGTATTGTTTATCACAACATCCAAATATTACTATGGAAATGATTGAAAATAGTTCCGAGAAACCTTGGAGATGGGATAGTATATCATATAATCCAAATATTACTATGGAAATTATTGAAAAATATTCAGATAAACCTTGGGATTGGGAATATATATCATATAATCCAAATATTACTATGGAAATTATTGAAAATAATCCTGATAAACCTTGGGATTGGATATTTATATCACATAATCCAAATATTACTATGGAAATTATTGAAAACAATCCTGATAAACTTTGGAATTGGTCTTATATATCAAGGAATCCAAATATTACTATGGAAATTATTGAAAACAATCCTGATAAACCTTGGAATTGGAATTGTATAAGTGTGAATCCAAATATTACTATGGAAATTATTGAAAAATACCCAGATAAACCTTGGGATTGGGAATATATATCAGAAAATACAAATATTACTATGGAATTTATT